CCGCTAATTTCTGCTGTAAGGGATTTATATACTCAAATTTCTCCAAATGATTTAATGTTTGAAGATCCACAAATTACTTTAACAAATCCTTATATTTGTACCGGAATTTCTCCTCATAGAGCGATTGATGCTTTGGCACAGAGATCATCCAAAGGTTCTAAGTTTTTTGTTTTTTTTGAAAGATTTGTTCCTGTAACAGGAAAATATACTGATGGAAAGGCTTTTGCAGGATCTCATTATTTTGGATCAGTAGAATCTTTAATTAATCCTACCACGCCTAGAGCAGTTCCGATTATAACTTTTGGTCCAACATTAAATGCAAATTTAGAAACTGGCGCAACAATTAGAGCTTCAGATTTCATCAGAGAAACAAATTTTAATCAAATAGAATCATTGATTCTTGGATTAAATAAAACATCATTTACATATCTTGATCTAAAAAATAGAACTACTACACGAAGCAAAATTTCTTATTCTGATTCGAATTTTTTTACAGACGTAACAGACGATCTATATGACACTCCTTTTATTGATACCAATAATCCCTTTAATTTAAAAGAAGAAAATGAATATGGAAATAGAAAAGTAACCACATTAAATTCTTTTGGTAACAAAGAAAAAAAAGATTGGTTACCTTATAATATTTTTGGTATGCTAACCATGAATTTTTATAAAGTCTCAGTATTGGTTCAGGGAGCAACAAACAGTATTTCTGCTGGAGATGTTGTTGAACTTAAAGTTACAAGTTTTTTTGAAAAAATGTTAGATCCTTCGACAAATCCGCCTTTAGATCAATTTCATTCAGGTAAATATTATGTTACAGGCGTGACTCATGTAATTAAACAAGATCAGTATCAAAAGACAGTAGAACTAAGTAGAGGGTCGAGTCCAAAAACATTTTCTACAAGTCAAGATATTATTACAAGAATAAATGAAGTCAATCCAAACATTGCAAAATTATTCATAAGGTAAAAAAATGGCACATATAATTTCTTTTTCAGAATATGTCGTGATGAAAGATTATCGCGCACATGAACTTATCGAAAAACAAATTCTTTATAATCAAGGTAAAAAATATGGACAGATTGTTTTTCTTGCTGGCGGCGCTGGCTCAGGCAAAGGATTTGCAATCAAGCATTTCATGCAAGGCGAAAACTTCAAGGTTCGTGACGTTGACGAATTGAAACTCGCATTTCAGAAATTAGATGCATTAGGTAAATTTGATATTAAAAATGTTATTGATAAGTTAAGTGAAAGGGATCGCACACTAGTTCAAAAAGAAGTTATTGATAAAAAATTAAAACTTAGCGATCTAAATTTAAAAACTCCAACACACGTTTACATTCTTCATATGGTAGTCAAAGCAACAGGCGCTAAAGACAAAACTCTTGATTTGCTTTTAGGTGATGCTACTGCTGGCAGATTACCAAATATCATCTTTGACGTAACATTCAAAGACATGGATGATCTGAACACAACGATTCCATTGTTAATGAAAGCAGGATATGATACCAAGAACATTCATTTGACTTGGGTGTTGACAAACTATCAAATTGCAATCAAGAATAATAAATCTCGCAGCAGAGTTGTGCCAGAAGATATTCTATTGGCTACACATAGAGGTGCAGCACAGACAGTTTATAATCTAGTGTCAAAAGGTATTCCTGCTGAGGTAGATGGCGGCATTTACGTCATTCTAAATAATCCAGAGAACACAATTTACATTGTTGATCCTAAAACTGGCAAAGAATATCGTGACGCAAAGAATCGACCAGTCATCAAAGACTTTGAGTATTTACAACTTAAAGAGCCAGGCAAACCAGCAAAAAAGGAAATTGAAGTTAAGAAGCAACTTTTAACTTGGATTCGCGACAATGTTCCTCCTGACGCATTAGATACTTCAGAACTAGATAGACTATGAAACGCTTTAAAGATTTTATTCAAGGAACTCCTGCTACACAAGAAGAGTGGGAAGAAGATGTTTACGGACCAGAACTTGTTGAAGTATTAAAACAAGTTGATGGCAAGTGGGCGTTAGTGTCAAAGAAAACAGGAAGACCTCTTGCGTATTATGATGGTGAAGGCAAACCTTCGGATGAATGGGTTGTTAAACAAGAAAGACGCATACAGTATTTCAAGCATAGAGGATAATGATTAATGCAGAATTTTATAGGTCATGATGGTTTTATTTGGTGGGTTGGTGTAGTTGAAGATGTGCTTGATCCCGATGTTCTAGGTAGATGTAAAGTTAGAGTATTCGGTTATCACGACAATGCCACTCAAATACCAACTGCTGATTTGCCGTGGGCAACTGCAATACACTCGCCAAACACACCAAATTTATATTCACCTTTAGCGGTGGGTGATTGGGTATTTGGATTTTTTCTTGATTCGCTTAACGCACAAGAACCTGCAATTGTAGGGTTTATTCCTACAATTAAAACCCCTAGAAACTTTAAACGGGTTGATAATAAAGGCAATACTGATAAAAGAACTTGCTGGGAAATAGGAAATAATTATGTAGAAGTTATTAATGGTGGACATATAGAATTCTCTCAGAATTCTGGAAAAGCAAGTTTAACATTAGACGCAAACGCAAACGTAGTTATAGTTTCCTCGAATAATGTTTTTTCGACTTCATCAAATACCACAATCGTTTCGGTTGGAAATAATTATTCTATAACGTCTGGAGTTGTATCGGGAAGAAATACTGCGGGAACAACTAAAACGTCAGTTCTTACAATGGACACTTACAATTTTAATTCGTCCGTAGGATATCCACGCATTAGTCTTAGTAGTGGAGGAACCGATAAAACCTCATTAGTTATGACTGGCTCAGGAACTACCGACATTTATGCAGCAAATACAATACGTTTAGATACATCAATTTCAAGTGGCGGTATAACTGGAAATGTTCAAATATCAACTTCTAATTTTAGTGTAACGACTGGAAATACTTTTAGTGTTAATTCTGGAAATACGGCTCGCTTAGAAGCATTAAAAGAATTAACAATTAGATCAGTAAATGATAGAATTTCTATTAGTTCCGCAGTTAGTGCTAATCTATCTTCTCTTGTCGTAAATGTAGATGGAGGAGTTAGGGCTAATGTATCTGCTCCTACTATAAACATAAAATCAACCGGTTATACGAATATAAATGCTGGACCTGATATTAACTTGAATACAAGTCAAAATACAGTAAGTTTAAACACATTAGTTCTATGGATAAAAACTGCATGGTCTGAAGCAAATTCTGCACATGCTAAAGCAAACTCAGCATTCTCAGTAGCAAACTCAGCATTCTCAGTAGCAAACTCAGCATTTTCTCAAGCAAATAACGCTACTGCTGCTGCTGCTGCTGCTGCATCTGCTGCCGCTGCTGCTGCTGCATCTGCATCCTCAGCAATAACAAGACTTAATAATCCAACATTTAATGCTAACGGACAAATTGTTGGAATTTAACTTTTTTTGGAGGAAAATATGACAAATCACGAAAACTTAGTAAATCTTTTTGAAACTTATCTATCTGAAAATGAAAAGTTTGAAACAAAAGGTGTAAAGGCTGCTGGAACTCGCGCAAGAAAAGCATTAGCCGAGTTGTCCAAAGCAGTTAAAGAACGAAGAAAAGAAATTCAAGAATCTAAGACTGCCGAAAAGATAGTATAAATACAATATACAATCTAAGGTTTAAAAATGGCCGGTATCGTATTCTACAAAGATTTGCCTGTAGACTTCACGCCAAATCCGGTGACTGGAGATATTCGTCCTATTACAAATGAAATCGCAATTAAAAGAGCAATTAAAAATCTCATTTTAACAAGAAAAGGATCTAGACCATTTTATCCTGAATATGGAACAAATATTAGAAAATATTTGTTTAGTAATTTAAATGCATACGAACTTGTTAATTTAGAAAGAGATATAGCATTTTCAATTCAAAAAAATGAGTCGAGAGTGACATTAAGAAAGGTAGAAGCAATTGCTGACAATAATCATGGAATTCAAATTACCGTAGAATATGTCATTAAAAACATGAATGTTTTGTCTAGTGTGATTACAACAATACAAAGAGTATAATACAAATGGCAGATAATTTAAATTTAAAAGTAGACGAATTAGACTTTCAAGGTATAAAGTTAAATTTAAAATCTTTTTTACAAGCACAAGATCAATTTAGAGACTATAACTTTGAAGGTTCTGGTTTGAGTGTTTTATTGGACATTCTTGCATATAATACATACTATAATTCATTTTATCTTAACATGGTATTGAATGAAGCATTTTTATCGACTTCACAAAAAAGATCGTCTGTAGTAAATGCAGCTAAATCTTTAAATTATGTGCCGCGATCAACAACATCTGCAAGAATTATTGGAACACTAACAGTAACTCCTACTGGCTCTCCTGCATCCATATTAATTCCTTCTTATACAGCATTTAGTGGATCACTAGATGGTATAACATTTAATTTTTTAACAACAGAAGCGGTTAATATTATTGCAAATTCTGGTGAATATATTGCCGAAAATGTTGAATTGGTTGAAGGAACTTTTGTTAGAAATACATTCATTGTAAATGTAAATGATCCCGATCAAAGATTTCAATTGTTAAATTTAAATGCAGATACATCAACTCTTATTGTAAAAGTTTTAAATTCTACAAGTGATACTACAACAAGAACATTTGTTCCTCCAAATAATTTTATAGAATTGAATTCTTCTTCACAAGTATATTTTTTAGAGGAAGGATCTTCTGGATTATTTGAAATAAAATTCGGAGATGATATTTTTGGTGTTGCTCTTCAAAATGGAAACGTTGTTGTTTTAGAATATCTAGTTTCAAAAGGTATACTGGCAAATGATGTCGAATCCATTTCATATGCAAGTAGTATTGCTGGAGTTTCAACAATATCATTTGTTCCAGATGATCCTTCTGGAGGCGGTTTAGCAAAAGAAACAATAAGCCAAATTAAATTTACAGCACCTAAGGCTTACGAAGCGCAAAATCGAGCTGTTACGACAGAAGACTATAAAGCACTTCTTCTTCAGCAATCAATTGTTGATTCCGTATCAGTTTGGGGAGGTGAAGATAATGATCCGCCTGAGTATGGTAAAGTTTTTATAGCAATAAAACCAAGTGTAGGCTCAGTTTTAAGTGCTACAGAAAAAACAAATTTAATTCGAAGTATAATTAATCCCAAAAAAATTCTTACAGTAAGGACTGAAATTGTTGATCCTGAATATATTTACATATTAATAACATCTACAGTTAAATATGATTCTGATAAAACCACTTTAAGTCCTGGTTCAATCATCGATATTGTAACAGATGTAATTAAAAATTACAACGACTCTGATATTGATGAATTTTCAAAATATTTCAGATATTCAAAACTATTAAGACTTATCGATTTATCCGAAAGGTCGATTTTAAATTCAGATTTAACTGTTAAAATGAGAATTGAAACGCAAGTTCAATTAAATACTGAACAAAGACTTGAAATTAAATTCTCAAATGCAATTAATTCATCTACAAATGGTAGACCATCTACACATCCATACGGTGCAGGTAATCAAATAACATCTAATGAATTTACATACAATGGATTTGAAAATTGTTTTCTAGAAGAAAACAATGGTATTATGCGTATCTATCAAATTGTTAGATCAGAAAAGGTTGGCGTTTTATCGAACGCAGGCACCTTAAATTATAGCACAGGTACAGTTATTCTTTCAAATTTTGCTCCATCTGCATTTACAGATGGAACATCAACTCTTAAATTAACTGCAATACCACAAGACAAAGATATTCTTCCTTTAAGAAATCAAATTATACAAATTCGTGATGAAGACATTTCAGTAAGTTTAGTAGACGATAAAACAATTAGTTTAGTAAATAGATAAAATGTCTAATGAAGTTTTTTTTAAGCCATCATTAAATATTGATTCTGTCTTTGGAGATGAATTCTTTGAAGACAATGAAAGATTTTTGCTTTTCTTAAAGGCATATTACGAATGGCTTCAAACAACAAAAATAACAATAGTCAATAAAACTGGAACCTTTAGTCGCGGTGAACAAATTGTTGGGACAACAAGTAAAGCAACTGCTATCATTAAAGAAGTAAAAACGGATTCTTTAATTGTTCAATTAAATACAAAGAAGCCATTTTCTAAATCCGAAACAATTACAGGGCAAACATCTTCTGCGACGGGAACTATCTATGAACTGAAAGATAATGTTGTAAGAGCGTCTGGAAATATTGTTAATTATAGAACATTAGAAAATTCAATTGACAAATATTTTGCATATTTAAAGGACGAATTATATACTAGTTTACCCATAGATTTTTATGGTAACAAACCTCTCGTTGCGTCTAAATTTAAAGATTTTTTTGTTTCAAAAAGTAACGAACAGTCTTATCGATTTTTATTTAAACTTTTATACAACGAAGAAATAGATTTTTATTATCCAGGAGATGACGTTATTCGTGTTTCCGATGGTAATTTTGAAAAAACTCAAATCATTCGTGTAACATCAACTGGATTTGGAACAGATGTGGGAGGAAGTCAATATGAAAGAAATATATTTGATTTTCTAAGTAAAACAATTCGAGGAAAAACTTCAGGATCATTTGGCTTTGTTGTTGATATCAAGAAATTTTTTATTGGATCTATTGAAACCGCAGAGATGACTCTACGTTTAGTTTCCGCAGAATTTCAAGAAGGAGAGGAAATTGTAGACGTTGATGATGAAGATTTAAATGCAACAATCTATGGTATTGTTGCAAGATTTACAATTAATGATGGTGGCTCTGGATATCAAGTTGGTGATGTTATTTCAATTAATGGTGATGGTTCTGACGCACAAGCAGTTGTATCGTCTATCAAACAATCTCCAATTACATCTTTAAAAGTTAATACTGTTGGACATGGATATAGATTAGGTACCACAGCAACAATTAATAATTCTGGAACTGGCGGTTCTGGATTAATTATTCGCGTAACTGATATTGCAAACACTTATACAGTTACAAATGCTAATACAGGTAATACCTACACTGTAGGTGAAGTTTCTGAAGTTTCTATTGTCAATAGAGGTTCAGGATATTTTGCTGCACCCAATATTACCATCGTTGATACTACAATTGAATCTTTGGGATTACTTTCTTCAAAATTGGTTACAATTTCAAATGCAGGAACAAATTACGCAGTAGGAGATCCTCTTGTAATTACCGCAAACACAGGCGCAAACGCAGTTGGTCAAGTTGCTTCGGTTACAGCAAATGCAAGTTTTTCAAACAATCTTGTTTTTGAAGACGGACTCTCATTACTTTTTGAACAAAGTTATGATGATGTTCTAAAGACTGAAGATTGGGGCGTAGGTTCTTTTGGTCCAATCAGAAGAATTGAATTTACAAATTTTGGCAATGGATATTCAGATGAGTATCCACCCACCATTACGGTAAATAGCGCAACGGGATCAAACGCAGCACTTACTGTAATTGGCATTCAAGGTATGAGCGCAAACGTAGAAGTGGATACTGCAAACAACGTAACAGGCATTGGATCAATTCGTGCAGTTGAAGTATCTAATTTCGGTATTAACTATACCACAGCAACCGCAGATGCATCTGGATCAGGTGATGGTAACGCAAACTTAACACCAATCATTTCTGGTATTGGCATAAGTGATGGTCGTTGGCTTGATGATGATGGTAAAGTAAGTTATAAGATTCTACAAGACTCATACTACTATCAAGATTACTCTTATGTTATTAAGAGCGGATTGACTGTAGAAAAATATATTGATACAATTAAGAGATCAATTCATCCAGCAGGCCTGCAAGTATTTGGCGAAATTCTTCTGATCGATACTTTCAGTGTCGCGTCAGAATTTAAATCTTCAATTGAAACAATCAAAGACTTCATTGTTCGTATTTACGATTTTGTAACGGTTGCTCCTACGTTTGGTGAATTTAATATTTCTCTTGAAGCAACCATTGAATCATTTACTGCACTTCAAGTTGCTCTCATACCAAATACAGATATTGCAAGTCAAGAATATGTTCTGCAAATTGTTGCAGGAGGAGATGATACAACAAATGTGATGGACAATAGCGTATTTTCTCAGAGAGAGATTGTAGTTATTGTTCCTAACGAATTCAGCACAGAAATGGAAGTTGAAGTTGCACCAATTAAAAAATTAATTGTAACATACACCCAAACATTTGATGCATACTCTGAACAATTATATGGCGATTTAGTTATGTTGCCTTATGCAAACGCGGACATATCCGATTTTTCTGTAAGAACCTTTGGGGAAAGATTTGGAAACATACCATATAAATTTGGTGAGTATGTAATTCAAGTTGTTCCTGGCGGTGATGATATTGTCAATATTATTGATAATACACTATTATCTGATAGAGAAATTTTGATAAAATATGAAAAAGAAATTATATCTAGTC